CGTCAAAAAAGACGGCAAGAGATACGAAAAGGGCAGTGTCATTGATGGTTTGACCAGCGATGAAATTGAAAGGGGATTGGCGGAAAAATGGCTTGAAGCTGTTGGGAAAGCCGAAGAGCCAACTGCGGAAGTCAAGCCGGTCAAGGAAAGCAAGCGAGACAAACTCATTGTGAAAGCTGAAGAATTGGGCATCACTGTTGAGGACAGCATGACTGACGCGGAAATTGAGCAAAAAATCAAAGACGCGGCGGTGAGGGAAAAACTTCTCCCCATGGCCAAGGAATTGGGCATTGAAGTCAATGACGAAATGACCAATGACGAAATCCGGAAGTTAATCAAAGAAGCAAAGTCTTAAATGGATTTTAAGGACGTGATTGCCGCTGATATAGATGATGTTTTCTTTGAAGCAACAGAGTTTGCGGAGAACGTGATAATTGACGGTAGGAGCGTTCCTATAATCATGGACAATGACGCTTTGAATGGGAAGTCAGATGTATACGCATTAGGTTTATCGGAAGGCGAGCAGCTTATTTTTATTAAAGAAAAAGATATGCGCCGCCTTCCGTTGCCAGGCGAGCAAATGAGCATTAACGGAAAGCAGTGGTATGTGAGACACGCTTTGAGCAGCGCCGGTATCTTTGAAATAAGAATCGGGCGAAACCAATTGATAGGGAGCGGTTAAAATGCCTGTTGAGTTGCAGATTGATTTTGACAAAGCAAAATACGCAGAAATAATGAAGCGTTTGTCTCTCCTTGAAGATCAATCCGTGATCAATAAAGCAATAAACCGCGCCGCAAAACGTGCTGCTGATACCGCCAAAGCAGAGACAGTCAGGCAGCTTTCTTCTGAGTATACATTACCAGTCTCTGAAATTAGGGGAACAATTTCCACACGCAACGTAAGCGGCGGCGACGTGGGCGCGGTTATGCAAATATCATCCAGCCCGTTTGCCCTTACAAAATTCAATGGTGTTACACCGAGGAAAGTTATGCCCCCGGCAAAGGGGCCGGTAGTTGCAAAGGTAAAAAAAGACGGCGGCACAACATTGAAACACGCGTTTGTCGCAAAAATGAAAAACGGCCATGTTGGAGTCTATGAGCGGAAAGGCGAGAAGCCTTTTCCGATTGACCAAAAATTCGGGCCGTCAACACCCGGTATGTTCGGCAGGGAGAATGAAACGGATATTAACATAGCAGTAAGGCAAAAAGCCGGGGAAACCTTTGACAAGCGCGTACAGCATGAATTAGGGAGGCTGTTAAATGGGTAGTTATTCATCTTTTATTGACCGCAGTCCCGCTGGTTTAGTGGATGCGTTATGCGAAAGGATTACAAAAACATTACAGCCGTTTTGGCAAAAAAGCGAATTCCCTGATGAAGAATTTCACACTCCTTATGTCCATGCCCAATATCTTCCGGTAAGCAAAACAGAAGATGAAGAACGCGATAAGACTAAGGATTATCCTGTTGTTCAAGTTGTCTGCACTGGTGGTGTAGTGAGTGACTTTCATCCGGCAAAGAACGGATCGGATATAACAATTCAAATTTATTTTGGTGGTTTCAGCAATGAGACTGACAATCAGGGGTGGCGTATTCCCGCAGGTATGCTCTGGAGTGTGATGCAGGACTTTTGCAGCGACAAAATATGCAATGGATATTTACTTGATACTCCGATCAAGTGGACACCATTGAACACAAAGGAGCCGCCTTATTATACAGCAATGATGGAAACAAAATGGTCTGGCTCACCGCCAGCCCTTGAAGCCCCCTTTGAAGGGGCTACAGCTCCCGAGTCAGGGAACTGAAAATTTTTTAATACCTTATAGGAGGGTATTATGGCGTACATGCACGGGGTATATATTCAGGAAAGCCCCACTCCGCTTCAAGTACCGGCCGCCGTTGATTCGGCGTTGCCGGTCGCGGTGGGTGTTGCTCCTGTCCACAGGCTGGAAAATCCGGCAGCGGCGGTTAACAATCCGGCGCTGATATACAGTTACGGCGAGGGCGTTGCCGATATGGGGTACTCCGATGACTGGAAGAAATTCCCGCTGTCTGAGGTTCTTTATTCGCAGTTTCGGATTCACGCTATTTCTCCGTTGATTTTGATCAACGTATGGGATCCCCTCAAGGATGCCCAGGATGTAGCGGAAGCGAATCTGCCTGTCATTAACGGTGTTGCGACCATTGATGACGGTATGGCCATGATCAGCTCAGTTGTGGTTCACAAAGACGTAAATGAAGAATACATCCGGGGTCAGGACTATTCGCTGAAATATGACGGTGAACAGTTGCTAATTACAATCATAAAGGACGGCGAAATTCCGTCAGGGACCACAACATTAAGCCTCACATATAAACAGGCCAGCGTTGCCAGTATCACGAAAAACGACATTGCGGGCGGCGTTGATTCTGACACAAACAAGCGTACCGGGATGGAGCTTATTACCGAGGTGTTCCTTGCATTCAAAAAAATCACAGGGTTTATTCTTGTTCCGGGATGGAGCCATGACCCCGAAATTTACGCGCTGATGTGCGGCAAGGCAAAGAATCTCGGCTACGGGTTTACCTGTATTGCCCTTGCCGATATGCCGACTACCGGTATTTACAGAAGTTACAAGAACCTTCCGAAATGGAAAGACGACAACAGCTTTGTTGACTTATACTCGTTCCTGACATGGCCGTGTGTCGCAATCGGCGACAGGGTTTTTCATGGCTCCACAAGAATGGCCGGGATGTTCGGGGAAGTTGACAACGGCAACGGCGGCCTTCCGTATGAGCAGGCATCAAACAAGACTCTCAGCATGACAAGTATGTGCGATGAGGACGGCGTTGTGATTCCGATGCTGGATGAAGGACAGGCAAACTACCTTAATGAAAACGGCATTGGCACATTCATCAATTTTGACGGCTGGAGGGCATGGGGTGTTGAAACCGCGGCGTTCCCCGGCAACACGGATATAAAAGACTTTGAGCGCGGCGTGCGCCGTATGTTCTCTTATGTCCAGAATGTTGTCAACAAAACAATGCGCCAAAATGTGGACAGGCCCACTACCCGGTTATTGATTGACAAGATACTTCTTACCGCAAACGAGTATCTCAATACCCTGAAATCGCGCAGCGCAATCATTGGCGGTTTTGTGGAATTTCTACAGGCCGATAACAGCGCCCAAAGCATACTGGGCGGACAGATGCTCTTCCGGGTACATCTTACGCCGCCCAATGCCGCCAAAGCGCTGGTTTTTGATTTCATATATGATCCCGATCTTCTTGCGGGTCTATTTTAATAAGGAGGCGCAGAAATGAGAGAAGGAATAGCAGCCGAAAACAATGTTTTCAAACTTTACGATGTGGATACAAACGCCGCGATGGACGGCGCTGTAACAGTAGAATTGCCGACTTTTGAATTGACATCCAATTCATTCAAGGGGGCGGGTTTGGCCGGTGAGATAAATATACCGGCTCCGGGCGTGATGGGACCAATGACCGTAACAATTTCCTTTCCCACAATTTTCGGCAACCTAACAAAGTACATGGAACTTGGCACAACGCGAACCTTGGATTTGCGGAACGAGATCATTGTGGTAAACAAAGACACTCACGCAAATGAGAAAGTGCCTGACCGCTGGGTACTAAAAGGGCCGCTTAGCAGCGCGAACCCCGGTTCCAAGGAGCAGGGCGCCACGGGGGACTCTTCTATCGTTATGCAGGTATATTACGCGCATCACTGGCTGGACGGCGATGAAATTTTGGAGTGGGATCCATTCAAAATGATCTACACGGTAAACGGCAATGATCTTCTGGCCGACACACGCCGGAATGTTCTTGTAGGCTAAGGAGGGCTGAATGTTCAAAGGCATATTCGCCGGAAAGGTGAGCGTTGATTTGCTTGTTCCCCTTAAATGGGAAGACCGGGAAATTAAAGCTGTCGAATTGGATTTTTCCAAAATAAACGGAAAGCTGATAAATGAATGCAACAAGGCAACTTTCGATAATTTCAACGGGAACGCCATGGTGTCGATACTGCCGGCTCAATGTCCCGAATACTGCGCCCGCATGGCGGCGGCAATCTCGGACATTCCGTTCCGCGCGCTTGAGAAAATGAACGCTTTCGATTACGAAACCATCACAGCAGTTGTCGGGGCGTTCATCAACAAGCGCAATCCGCAAAA